GAAGCCATTTGAACTTCTGAAGGAAGCCAATGAGCTTGCTGTTGCTTGAGCCAATAATCGTGTGCTTTATCATAAGCAAATGGCTTATATGTTATGCGTCCATCTAACAACATGTTATATATCTCCTATTATTGATGATCGGTAAGTTTCGTCATTTGAAACTTTTGCTTGCTTTTCTTGATTGCTTCTTTAAATCGGCTTACCGTGTCATCTTGAATGCGTTCTTTTTCAACTTCCATATCAAGCTGCAATCCTTCAACTTCATCAGCAGTAAGAACACGAAGCTTGCTGCGAGCGGTATCAACATGAACCTTAAACTGCAAACCATCAACACCAAATCGGTTCTTGGCTACAAACAGTGTACCAAGACCTGTTGCCTTTTGTGTGCTCAAACGTTGTAGACCAAGAACAAAATCTGCCTCTGCCGCTTGACCATATGATTCAGCCATGTTCGTAAGATCAACAATATCACTCTTGGCTCCATCCTTGTTTGATTGCAAAGCTGTCCATACAGGACAATCAAGTTCCTTAGCCATTTTACGAATCTCTTGAATCACATATTGCATTTCAAGACGAGGAAGCTCATAACGTTCTGTGCTACGAATAATACCAGCGTAATCGATAATAACAAGGTCTGGCTTGATACCCTTGTAACTCATCTTCTCAATGTGAGCTTTAATGGTGTTGCATGTAATAGAGCGTGCTGGGTATTCCTTAATGATAAGTCTGCCCAAATGCTCTTTGTTAGCTTCAAAGTAGTCTTTGATAATGTCCTTAGCATCAATACAATCGCTGCTATTAATCTCTGTTAGATGTGAGTCATAACGAATACCAACATAACGCTCATTAAGTTCCATTGTGTAGTGATATACGTTCTTACCCTTAAGAAGAGCTTGAGAACCAAAATGAGTGAGAAGGTGTGATTTACCTACGCCAGATGGAGCTACAACAATACCAATCTCTCCTGCACCCAATCCTCCAGCCATTACCTTCTTTTCATCTAGTTCAGCAATACCTGTAGCAATCGGATGACGATATGTGACACTATATCTAGCGTCAATGTCATTGTTATAGTCATGACCGGGAGAAGAAGCCATGCCAGCAGCAATAGCTGTTTTCATGATATCAACAACAGTTTCGTACTTGTCTGTAAGAATGATATCAACCGATTCAGAAAGAGCCTTCTTAAGCAGTTGTTGACGGCAGAAGGTAAAAGCTTTTTCCTTAACCCAAGGAAGGTCATTCATTTCTTCGCTGCGAATAACTTTTTGTAGAAAGCCATGACATTGCTCACGAAGAACAAGATCAGAGTTGCTGCTCAAATCATCTTTGATGATTGTAATGAGCAAATCCATTGTTGGAAACTCTTTATAGCTGTTGTAGTAGTTAATAAACTTATTGGCAATAAGCTTGAGATAAACAGGTTCAAGACATTCATCTACAGAAAATACTTCGATGAACTGTGTAGCCCATTGACGATCTGTTAATAGTGCTTGCAGCACCTTTTCTTGAAAGGTTTTGCCAAGGTTACCGAATCCTGATGCACCGTTTGTTTTTGTCGAAGACATATTGTTTTTGCTCCAGTTCACTTGAATAAGACTAACGTTAGTTTAACAGCCCAAAAACGAAAACTAAAACGGTTAACAACATCAGATGTAGTTGTAACTATCACCGTCTTAGAAGGTTGCCCCAAACTATCTGATTAACGTTTTTGCCATAGAAAACGTGAAATCTAAATCATTTGTTAAGGGAATGTCGGCTGCTGTAAAGGTTTTGATAAAGTTAAGTTTATCAGTAACAGGCTTAAAATTTTCAACTTTGTAATCTACCTTGGAAATCTGACTTGCAGCCAAACAAGACGTATCCAAATACATTAGCTGCCAGTTTCTAGCCACAATAGATGAATGACTGATAATGTCACCAAAACATTTTGGTGCCTTTTTATTGGCTTTTATTTCGTTATTAGCAGCTTCCAATAACCAAGCTTGGTCCAAGTCAATGTCATCTCTTGCAAAGTCTTTAAAACGGCTTGCAAGCGTTTTAAACCCTATACCGGGAACACCATCTAGATTATCACTAACATCACCTATAACAGATCGAGCTAGTGTAATGTTGCGAGCAGACACATTAAACTTTTCTAACACATAAGCAGAATCAATAAGAATCTTTTTGGCTGGATCAAATATTCTTATCGAAGAATCTTCTAACAACTGATAAAAGTCTTTGTCATTAGATACAACAATCTTGGTGCAAGCTTCTGTTTGAAACTTACGCTTTACAAGATATGCAATAATGTCATCGGCTTCTGTGTCTTGAACATATACTTGACAAACAGGTAAATGTCCCAAAGCCTTGCTTAATAGTTGCAGTTGAAATACCTTGTTTTTTGTATTACTGTTTGGATTAAACTTACCATCATTGCGATATATTTCTTGTAACCCTTTGTTGGTTGCACGGTTGGCTTTGTATTCTGAATAAATGTGTTTACGTCTTGGAGAGGGACCACCTTGCTCCCAAACAACAAACACACGATCTGGTCTTAGTTGAGAGATAATGTTGCCAAGACCACGAACAAAACCCACCACCCCGCCAACTAACTCACCTCCAGCAGTTACAGCTTCGTTAACCATAAAGCTTCGGGTAAAGTAGTTTAATCCATCAATCACAAGAATAGGTTTTGTTATCATAGCAGCTCCAACTCGTTTTCTTCTATGTTTTTCGTGGATAAAGATATAAAGCCAACTTGCCCGTCGTTTCTTAATATCTTTGTATACAACACTATTCCTTCTGAATCTTCATCAAAAGACAAACTATACGTGCCTAAATGTATACCAACAGGCTCGTTGATATTAAAACAAGCCCAACCTTCATAGTGCCATGCATAATGATCATTGCCTAGTTGGCTTATGCTCATATATTTTCCTGTTTTCAACAAATCAGATAAATCTGCATTGTCATAAACAGGAAAAGGAGGATCAATATACCAAGGTGTCCTAACAATATACTTTTTGTCTTTAAGTCGTTTTGAAACATTCCAGCAGTTTAAATCAAATGTTGCTCGTCTTCCATTCATTGACATGAAATCAAAATCATCCAAAAACTTAAAACCTTTGATATAAGATCCCGGCTTTATAGCTAAAACATCTTTGATAAGCATATCAAGCTCCTGTACTACCAAATCCGCCCGCTCCTCTATTCGATTCTTTAATAGAATCAGCCTCGTGAAACACAACCCTGTTATGTGGTCCATTAGCTACAATCAACTGAACCACTAGTTGTGCAACACGATCCCCTTGCTTAATCCTATAAGGCTCTTTACTAAGATTGGCTAGAACAACACCAATCTCTCCTCTGTAGTTTCTGTCAACGGTACCAGTAACAGGAAACACAAGCTTTCGAGAAAGACCAGAGCGTGATCGGATATCTAGGTAATATTCAAAATCAAAATCGTCTGGCCATTCAATTCCCGCCAACTGCAACCCTGTACGTACAATGCTCACAGCTCCAGGTTCTAGTGTTTGATCTTCTACTGCATAAATGTCGAAACCTGCATCACCTTCTTCGTGAGCGGATTTGGGTAGTTTTGCGTTTGGGTGTGTTTTAACAAAATCGATATGAAAGTGTCGCATGTGTTAACTCCTTACACACAAGCTAACAATCGAAAAACTTGAAATCAAACAAAAAGAAAAAGGCCCGAAACTTTCGTTTCGGGCCTTTGGATTGTTAAGGCTAGCTTTGCGCTAGCGGGCTCTCAACGCTTGCGAGTACGAGCCTTAACAGTCTTGGCAGGAGCAGCGGTTGCCGACGACGCCGCCGGGGCAGCAGGAGCAGCCGCCTTGGGAGCAGGAGTGTTGCCAGCAAGCACACGCACCAGAAGCTCTTCGATGTGAGTGTGAACCTTGAACGCATTCTGACGGTTGACGTTCAGAGACTTCCAAGAAGCCATGAGAACCTCCGCAGGAGCATCCTTCATGTAGCTACCAAACTGGCTAGCCTCAGAGTCAGAGAGAACATGAGTCTTAAGCTTGTGGTCAAGCTTACCCATGATATCGATAAACTTGGCATGACGCTTGGCATCATCCTTGGGAAGACGAGTCTTAACCTTGCTCCAATCAGAAAGAACATCCTCTGCCGAAATGTCAAGACCACGCTCCTGCACAAACTTCCAGAAAGCGTTAGCAGCCTCGAAACCAACCATGCTAGCAGCCATGTGGCAGAACACAACATCGGTAGGAGTCTCATAAAGACCCGACTGTGCAAGCTCTGCGTCGAGATTACCCCATGCACGACGATCAGGGTACTTCTTGTTAGGCTCACAAGTATCCTTGTATTCAAGATACTTCTCATTGCTGCGAATAAACTCAACAAGAGCCTGATTGCAGTTATCGTTAGCCCAATCAATCCAATCCTGCGTGGTAGGGTCAAGATCAACCACTGCATAACGGCTCAGTGCAGCAGGATCCATCGGGGTAACATCGTACTGGTCACCAACGTTGACCGCAACCATGATGCGAGTACCATCATGCAGAAGATTACCATCGAAAGCCTTGCTATCAGCAAGCTGGAATGTAGCCTGCTCAACACCCTTAATCGCACGGTTAAGCTCGTCGAGAAAGAGCACACAAGGAAACTCGCAGGTTGCAAGAAGCCATTCACAAGCACGGAACACCGTACCACCACGATTACCCTCGAAAGGAATACCAGTAATGTCACCCTCAGTCATCTGCGACAAACGACGCTCAACAACAGGGATACCCATATCGTAATGCCACACGTTACGGGGCACGTCAGCATAAGCAGGGTTAGAACCATTACGCTTCCAGAAAGAAGCGATTGCTTTAGCGAAACCAGAATCCTTGCCAAGCGCAGCGGTAACACGCTCGCAGTTACCACGATCCTTGTAAAAATCGTGCCGCAACTCACTGGCAATCTGATAAACAACCTGAGACTTGCCAATGCCGTGACGACCACGAAGCATCGTCGCACGGTTGGACGAGAAACGCTTGAAAAGAGCCTTGGTAGAGCGAATGTCGAGATTGAGAGCCGAGAGAGCCATTTGTTTGTTCCTTAACCTTTCTGAAACCAGTATATCAGTTGTGTACGATATTCTAAAGATTATTCTGATTTTTTTGTTTTTGCTGGATTTATAGGGGTTTTAGCTGTTTAGGTATTGTTCTGCAAGTGTGTATTCTTTGCGAGCATTCATTAATGCGTACTTCATCGCATTAGTGTGAGCTATTGGATTGCAATCCTTGCAAACAAAGTAAACTGGTTCATTGCTGATATACTTCATTGTACCGTTGCGGGTGTTATTGCAACAATCACATACGTTTTCCTCGGGCCACAGATAATGAAACATATCAACTCCTCCTGTGATATCACGCACGCTTGACACTCTTGCTATCCTTACCCATTTTTGCAATCAAGTCACCGGGACGAGCAGCAGAGATATCACCAGTTTCAGTGATAACCCACATAATCTTAGTACCCACAACAGCACCCATCTTGGGTGCATAACCGTCAGTCATGATAATGCAAGCACTGTACTTGCCACGACGCTTGGAATCATTGAGATAACGCTGCACTGCGTCAAAGTCAGTGCCACCACAGCGAGTACGAGCCCACTTAAAGTTTTGGCCGTTATTAACCGACTGCAAAGACTTTTCATCCATCTCAGTGTCAAAGTTAATGATATCAATCTTTCCTTCCTTGCTGGCAGCAAAAGTCTCCGCAAGAAATCGCTGAACATCACTGTCGCTTACAGAACCAGATTGATCGATAGCACAAAGGATGTTGGCAACGGTGCTACGCTTTGCTCCCGGCATCATATACGGGAGACGCTTGTTGATACGCTTCATGGTAGACTGACGCTCCAGCGAGCGGGTACGTCCAATGAACATACGCAGAATGGTCTTCCAATCAAGCTCATTCTTGAGCATAGCTTCGATTTGAACAGCAATCTCGGAAGGAATGCTGCCCCATGATGCACGCTGCTGTGCAGACTTGGCACCCTTCTCAATCAACTCACGTACTTGCTCACGCATGATATCCCGAAGTTCCTCGGGCACATCACCCCAACCACCATGACCATCCAGAGTTTCACCATCCTCATTGCCAATCTCAAGAGTATATTCACCCTCACCATTCTGCTTGCCATTCTCCTCGGCATATTCCTCAAGACGAGCCATATACCAATCAGCACTTTCAAGCTTAGGAAAGCTCTTGATAAGTTCAGCAAGCTTAGGATCGTCGGCCTTAGGAGCCCGACCGGGAAGCAAACAAAACTCAGGAAGCTTGTCACCACCAATAACAGAGTTAATGGCAAGATCGGTTGCAACATTCCACAACCGAGATCGCTTACGGTCTGCCACAGCACGCTCTGCAATGTGCATAAACGCAACATGGAAAATCTCGTGCATGAGCACACCCTTACGCTGCTTGGGAGGCAAGCCACGCATAAAATCGGGATTAAAGCCAAGTTTGATGTTACCTTGCTTGTCTGCACAAACATAGGCAGTATCAACCTTCCAATCCGCAACCTTGGGAATATGCATAGACATACCTCCAAGAAACGGCTCTTCTTGCATAAGCTCGATAAACTCACGATCAAAGCGATATTCATCGCTTGGCACGTTAGGATCAGGCTCGTGCCGAACGTCAAGAGAAGTTACTTTGTTGCTAGTGCTGTCGTTGGTGTTTTCCATCTTGGTCATACCTAAACTATACCATACAATATTCGAAATCTAAAGGTATTATTTTCACTGGGATTTGTGAGGTTTTGATATGATCATAAATATTAAGGGTGCTTATTCTGACAAAGTTTTATTGAAGAGTTTGGTATTGGCACCACGCATTAAACCAACAACGCCTGTTAAACACATTGATGACACCTTATTGCAAGAAGTCAAAATGGCTTTAAAGGGTTGTTTGGCTTATGATGGGATAGGCATAGCTGCCAACCAGTTGGGTATCAACAAAAGCTTTTTCTTGATTAGAGAAAAAGAAGACGAAGAAACCTTTAAGGTATATTTCAACCCTAAAGTTGTTAAAGCTTCAAAAGTGTTGCTAACCCAAAAAGAAGCTTGTTTGAGCGTGCCAAGATATCAGTTGCTTGTTTCGAGAGCTGATGAAATCTTGGCAAGTTGGGATGAAATCGTTGATGGTTGTTTTGTTAGAGTTGAAAAAACTCTAAAAGGTTCTGATGCAAGAGTTTTTCTGCACGAATACGATCATTTACAAGGAATCAGTATTATTGATCGCTCTTGTGAACTAAATCGTGCAGAAAGACGAAAAATCGTGCAGGAACTCAGTCAACGTTAACGTTGATTGTTTTTACTTCTGGTTGGCGGGTTGGGCAATGCACGGTTAGAAGTCCGTCTTTGCATGTGGCCTTGATATTGTCTTGATCGATGTTTTTACCAAGGCGATAAGTTGCCTTGCGTTGCTTGTTTTCACGTTTTAGCTCAATGTTCAATGCGTTTTCTTTGACGGTAAGCTTTACATCTTCACGACTAAAACCGGGAACTTCTAGTGTAAGCTTGTAAGAACCATCTTTTTCAACGGTTACTTCATCGCTTAAGGATGAATGTGTTGGCCATGTGTAAAGGTTAAACATTGCATCGTAGGTTATTAGGTTTGACATGGTATTTCTCCTTGTGTATGCTGGTGCTCCCAGCGATGTAAAAACAGTATACACACAAGAAAAAACATGTCAAGGGTTTGTATTTAACTTTTGGAGAAAAAATGAACCTACCAAACGACGTTGTTGTTTTTCTAGATACCGTTGGTTCAAAGTACGGTAAAATAAAAGTAATGCCAAAAAACTCTTCAAAGCTAATGCAAGCTATTGGTTGGCTGTTTAGAGTAACAAAGATTTCTCCAGAGTTTATGGAGCGTTACATCACCACGATTGGTGAAACAGTATACTTCCCAGACAAAATGTTAGAAGAAGGCGACAGTGAAAAAATCGTTCGTGTTCTTGTGCATGAAACAATACACGTTGCTGACTCTAAACGCTTTTCTGGTCCAGTGTTTAGCTTTCTATATCTCTTTCCCCAATCGCTTGCTTTGCTGTCACTGTTAAGCCTATTAGCGGTGTGGAAAATAGGGTTCTTATGGTGTCTTCTTTTCTTGCTGTGTCTTGCTCCAATACCTGCACCGTTTCGCTATTGGTTTGAACTAAAAGCATACAGAACTCAGATATTGATATCCAGAAAAGAAGACAAGTTAACTGACGAACAATTGATACCGATATATGAGTGGATTGAAAAACAACTATGCACCAATCTTTATTACTGGACTTGGCCATTTCCAACAACAGTAAGAAAACATTTAAAAAACGAAGATTGGATGAAAACCGGAATATACAACGATATTACAAAGTGGATTCTAATCCGTAGAATCACAAGGATCATGGACGAAAACAAAGGTAAAACTTCCATAGTGGAACATAACCAATAGAAGGATATCAACACAGTGAAGTATCAAAGAATATTGCTTAAGATTATCGAAGAAGAGATCGATAGGTTTTTGTTTGAGCAAGCACCTCCTGCTGCTCCTGCTCCACCAGCAGCACCAACGCCACCAACTGCCCCGGCATCACCAGCAGATCCTTCTGCTGACCCTTCAGCTTCTGGGGATACCGAGGGTGGTGGTGATGAAGAAGATGCAGAAGAGCCAAAAGATGACTTGGAGCAAACTATTGAAAAACTAGCTTCGAAAACAGCTATCGATATCAAGAAAACCTTGTTGTCTGCTTTGCAAAACGGTGTCGAGAAAGAAAAAACTCAAACCTTGGTTGCTTATGTGACAAACAAAGCCAAAAAAGAAAAGCAAGGCGAGGGAGAAGAAACAAAAGAAGTCCCAGAAAACATTAAAAAAGCTGTTAAACACATTGTTAAAACGTTTAGTTTCAAAGTACCAGAAAAAGCAAAAGAAGAAGCAGAAGAAAAAGTTGAAGAAGACGAAACAAAAGAAGAAGGTTCTGAAGATGAAACAGCATCCACAGAAACTCCTGCTGCAACACCTCCTGCTGCTCCTGCCGCTCCCGCTGCACCAGTAAAAGAATCTAGATTACAAACCAGTTTGCGAGAATATTTAATGTACAAGCAGCTAAGTAAAAAGGTGAAGCGATGAAAAAGAATCTTACGTATAAGCAACTCAAGAAAATCATTAAAGAGTGTGCTTGCGAAGCAATGAAAGGTTCTGAAATGGAACCAATGGGCGGGATTAACGTTATTAGTCTCGGTGAGCCAGAGATGAAAGCTGGATTGTTTCCCGGTATGGATAAAATGGAACATCATCACGATGATTCTCACTGGGACGACCATGACCAAGGTGAAAAAGGCATGATTCTTTCTAATCTTGCCAAAATGAGTGACAAAGCATTAGAGCTTCGACAGCTAGCTGCTAACGTCTCAGACAATGAAGAATGGGTTCAAGAAAAAATTGCTGTTGCTTCAGCGATGATTGATTCTATTCATAACTATCTAAAATACAGGAAATGAAAGAGGAGACAATGATTACAGAAGCAAAACTACAAAAGCTTGTGTCTCTTATGGTTGAACGCAAGATTGAAATGCTTAAAGAAGGCAAGAAGTTTCAAGCTATTCGTTCATTAACCATTCAAGCACAACAAACAGCCATGAAGTTTGAAGAAGACATTGTGGATGCTTTGGAAATCAAAGAACCAGATGAACTTACAGACGAAGAACAACAAATCTATGCACAAGCAATGGCTGACATGCATAGCAAAATGATTGAAGCTGTTGTTCACGCTGCTGAAGTTGTTAAAAACCTTTCATCTCGCCCAGAAGAAAAAGATACAAAGAAAAGCAAACTAGCTTCTGGTAACACTGTAGAAAAACCTCTTCCAACTCTTTAAACATTCCTATCCATTGTATATACAATCTGGTAAGCTAGAATAGGTCTATCTACTAGCACCGGAGTAATACAATATGAGTATGACAGAAGAAGAGTCAAGAGAACTTAAGAACAGTATTTTTGCTGCACAACAAGCTGCTCAAGGTGGCTTACCAATGGTTCAAGGTATGCCTGTGCAAAATGCAGCACAAGCCGCAAGACAAGCTATTGGTTTCGATCTGCCAGTAGCAGAAGTGCCTCTACCATCAAAAGGTCTAGTGTATCCTGACGGCCCACTTCATATGGCTGAAACAGTCGATATCAGACCAATGACAGCTCGTGAAGAAGATATTCTCATGAACCGTACACTTGTTCGTAAAGGTACCGTTGTAACCGAACTTATTAAGAGTTGTGTTATCGATAAGAATATCGATGTTAACTCAATGATTTCTGGTGATCGTAATGCATTGATGGTTGCAGTAAGAATCACAGGTTACGGAGCAGATTATTCACCAAAGGTCACTTGTCCAGCTTGTGAAGTCCAACAAGAATGGAGCCTCAATCTTGAAAGTCTCCCAGTAAAAGAACTTGATCTAGAAAAGCTTAAGCAAGTTTCCCCCGGTCAAAATGCCTTTGAGTTTCTTCTTCCTCTTTCAAAGAAAACAGTTGTTTTCAAGTTCCTTACAGGCCGTGAAGAAGAAAAGATGCTTCAAGACATTGAAGCAAGACGTAAAAAAGGTATTGTTCAAGAAAACCTTGTAACAACCAAGCTAATGAATTGTATTGTGGCCATTGAAGGTAACACAGAACGTGGCTTTATCAATCAGTTCTGTCAGTTCATGCCAGCAAGAGACAGTTTGGCGTTGCGTAAGGTTATGGATGAGGGTGAGCCCGGTGTTGATATGAGTTCTGACTTTACATGTAATAGCTGTGGACATCAGGAGGTTATCGCCGTACCACTCGGCGCTAGCTTTTTTTGGCCTAACGCCCGATGATATGGAAGCGGTTCTACTAGAACCAATGTTTTTGCTAGGCTATTACTATGGAATGACTTACTCCGAATATCTAAACTTTCCTGTAGCTTACAAACGTTGGCTCATAGAACGTATCAACAAAGAAATAACAAAAGCCTCAGAAAAGAACGCAGATATTCCCAGCAAAGCTCCACATCATAACGTCCCAGATATGAGAGCTATGACAGGTAAAGCAAGACAGTTCGTAAACCCAAGAACACAACGTTTTACCTAGCCAAAACCTGCCCTCACTACTATATATTCTATAGAGGTTTAACTTTATGGAATACAAGTATGAAGGTCATTCTCTTAAATCTGGGATTTATAAGATCACAAACAAGATAAATGGTAGAATATATGTTGGATCAGCCAGACGTTTTAAAGAACGTTGGCAATCCCACACTTCTTCGCTTCGGAAACAAAAACACAACAATAAGTTTCTTCAAGCCGACTTCAATAAATGCGGCGAAGAAGCTTTTGTGTTTGAGGTTATCGAAGTAACAGAAGGAAAAACCAAAGAAGAACGTTTGTTTATAGAAGAGGGGCACATCAAGCAACATTATGATTCTGGAGTAGCGTGTTATAACCTTTGCGACAGAGCGATTTCTAGAGAAGGAAACTTGTCAAAAGATCCCGAAGCAACAGCAAAAAAGTGTTCAGAAAAACAAAAGCAACTTTGGCAAGATCCAGAAGAGAGAAAAAAAAGAATCGAAGGTAAGGATGGCAAAAGACGAGAACGAATAGGTGCAGCTTCTAAAGATATGTGGGCGAAGTTTTCGCCTGAGCAGCTTGAACATATGTCTAAAGAGCAAAAGAAGAAGGTTGATGATTTTTGGCATACATCCAAATCTGATGAAGCGAAAAAACGAGCTTCTATTCGTGGTAAAATAAACGGCCCGATCAGTTACAAAAAATCATTAGAGAGAGATCCAAACTATCACGAAAAGTTGCAAAAACGGGCTTGCTGGATGGAATATACATTCATATCACCAGAAGGCGTGCATGTTACTTTCAAAAACTTACGCAAGTTTTGTCATGACAACGGCTTCTCTCATCGGAAATTTACATATATAATCGATAAGTGTTCCGGCACAGCTTATGGTTGGACATACGTTAATAAATGTAAAGTTAGCTATAACGACTCTGTATAGTTCATAGTTCCCAGCTAGCCAAAACGCCCCCTCCGCACTATATACTAATACAAACCTTTCTCTTTAACTCTAGTTTTACATAAAGCTTTTGCTGTGACATACTACATACCATGTCACAGCATCATTTTATGTACACCGTTGGTATTCCACTTATTCAAGGTGGAGAACTTTATCAGTTTGATGGAGAACGTTCTAAGCTGGGATCAAAAGAACTTCCTATTGGACAGTTTTATCTCACTAGACCATTAGCTGCAAACAATCCTATCACAACAGCTAAACCAGATACAAGGTTTGGTAAACTGATTGTACGTCAATATGATAGGTTTGGCAACATGATGAATCTTGTGGAATACCAAGATGTACGTGTTTTAAAGTTGATTGACGGACCAGACTTAATCTTGGAGTTTACATATAAGCCATGAGTAATAAAACAGGAACGTTAACAGTTTATGCTGGTCCAATGTATGCCGGTAAAACAACAGCATTAATCGCAGAACTAGAAGACAGCTTGGAATCTGGTTCAAACGTTTTAGTTGTTAAGCCAAGTATTGATAACAGATATTCCGACGAAGATATTGTGTCACATGATGGAGTATCACTTCAAAAAGTAACAGGTCATAAGGTTAAAAGGTTACCGGTAGATGGTAAGTTAACACTAGAAGACTTACAAAATGTAGATGTGCTGTTAATAGACGAAGCTCAGTTTTTTATCGATCTTTGTGAATACGGGGTTCCAGTTTATCTAGAACATGGTGTTGATGTTGTTGCTGTTGGATTAGACATGGATAGCGAAGGTAGACCTTTTGGTTCTATGCCTTTCCTTCTTTCATTGGCAAACAACGTATACAAGCTTTCTGGTGTTTGTTCTGTTTGTGGCGATGAAGCAACAAGAACATTTAGAAAGCTTTCTGCACGTTCATCAGATCAAGTATTGATTGGTGGAGCAGAAACCTACGAACCAAGATGTTTAGAACATTGGGCTCAAGGTCAGCGTGAAAAAGCTAAATGGTTAACACATTAAACTTTTGAAGCAATGGTAGCTGCTGCCCTAGCTCCTTGAGCAACTTCTATTCCTTTAACGGCAGAAGCACCAGCTTCAATTGCACCAATAATCGTTCCCAAGGAATGAAGGGCTCCAAGGATTGAAGGAACAAGCAAAGTAACCAAGCCGATTTTAAATATCATGCCATTGATTGCTTTTTTCAATGGGCTATCACCAACCGTAATCCATTCTTGATTTGAAAGCTTTATGCCGGATTCAAGATCTTTTTGTACGTCTTTATCTTTTGAACCAAGAATCTTTAAAAGAGTTTTACCACTATCTTTATCCCAGAAATAGTTGTAGATAGCATAAGAAAGCTTGTCTGGGATCACAGCATCGTGAATAACTTCTTCAACATCATGAAACATATGATGCATGGCGTGGCCAAACTTTGCGGCAGTAGTCCAGTTTAACCATTTAACGTTACCAATCCATTCGATTATTTTACCAATCCACGATAAAAGACTTATTACAGATAATGCTATTCCAACAACTCCAACAACTCCAACCGATTCGTTTAGTTTGTTTTGTTGTTTCAAGGATATTTCGTTCAAACCAGTGATTAGTTTGTGTTTTTGCACAAGAGTCATTTCTTGTACGGTTTGACTAGCCGTGTTTGCTTCCTTGGTAAACTGTTGGCCTAATGTAATAATTTCTTGTGCTTCTGGAGGTAGTTTAATGCCACCATTTTTTCGTATGATAGCACCAACTTCTTTCATTTCTGGATTGTCAGCAAAAGCCTTAACTTCTCCAACTTTTTGCAAAAGCTGTTTGGCATAAGATACTACCTTTTGTTTGACTGCATCTGTTATGTTTTGAAACAAACCTTCTTGCAAGATTTGTTCTTTAACGATAAGCTTTAAATGTTGTTCTTGTGCTTTATTCATCTTACTCACCATTTGCGACATGACCAATATTCACAACTCCACTAGTTATACTTAAGAGTTGCTATGTATAAAATCTATGTAATCATAAATACAATCAACAATAAGCTTTATATCGGACAGACGAAGCATAGCTTAAATAAAAGATTTAGTGGCCATAAAACAAAAAGCAACAACGGATCAAAAAGTGCGCTCCACTGTGCTATGAGATTACATGGCATAGAAAACTTCAGTATAGAGTTGATTTATGAATGCAGCACTCTAGAAGAAGTGAACATAAAAGAAATCGAATACATAAAACGATTCAATAGTATTGCGCCATATGGCTATAATATATTAGAGGGTGGAGACTGTGCCCCAAAAATAATATCTGGCCCATTTACCGAAGAGCATAAAAATAAGATAAAAGATGCTCACAAGAAAGGTTCAAAACCAATAGTCCAGTTTGATATCAAAACTGGAGAACTGATTAAGGAATGGTCTTCTGGAAAAGATCTCCTAAGAGGAGGATTCAACAGGGCTAACATAATCAGTTTATGCAAATCAACAAAAGCTTTTGGTTACATCTATGACTATGGATGGTGTTATAAAACAACCTATGAGTCGGTAACAGATAAAACTACATTTGCAACAGCATTTTATAGTGCTCACGGCAGAACCATCAAATGTCTCGATATGAATGATAATCTTGTAAAGATTTACTACAAGATAGTTGATGCAGCAAGGGAACTAAACTGCAATCCTTCCAGTATTTCTGATTGTGTCAACGGAAGGGCAAAAACGTGCAAGGGTTATAAGTGGGCGTATTTATAGTCTATTCCCAAGCCCTACATGACCAGTACCGGGCCTTGGTTCTTGGACCGGGATTAGAACAGTTATGACGGGCTCTGAAGCTCTTGCGACGTTTTGGATTGCTTTTCTTGATACGCATTTTCTTATCCCCAAAGTTAACTTTTTTGACGTTTCCTGTTTTGGGATCTTTTACGAACACTTTGA